CGTGATTATCAATATCACGTACATAGGCACAACCTCCCCCAACGCTGTGACCGTGGGGGGTACAGCCGCAACCTATGTCACAGGCAGCAAGGTCAGTTATAGCACGAACAACTCAACAGAGGCGTGGTATATGTATCGCGCCTCCGCAGCCAATGAAACCGTGAGCGTGGGCTTCGCCTCTAGTCCACGCGTGGCTTGGAACGCGGTGAGCTACACGGGCGCTACTCTGTCATTTGAGAACGTGGCAACGGGTAACAACACTGGCTCAAGCCCCACGACTTCAACTGTAACGCCCGCTGCGGGTACTCCGGGGCGTATGCTTATCTGCGGCGTGGGCGTGGGCAATTCTGCCAACGCAACGGGCTCGATCACTATCACGGTGAACCGCACTCAGCGTGACAGCACGCGGGCCCTATCTGGCTCAAGCTCAACGAAGGCCGTCAGCGCGGCTACAGAGGAGTACAGCGACAACTCTGGGTCAGCCGCGCTCACGTCCACCGATACCAAGTCAAGTTCAACCCTAGACTGGGCTACGTGGGCTATTGGCCTCAAGGGCTCTTTTTACGATGATATGGCCACGCGGTTCAAGCTCTGGGCCCAGAACTGTAAAGACCCAGCTGCGCGGTTCAAACTGACCGTCCAAAACTACAAAGACGCTGCAGCGCGTTTCGTGATGAATGCCCGTACGTTCAATGACGAAGGCACACGGTTCAAACTGGCCTTTCCTAGCGATGCTTGGAAAGACGTGGGCACGCGGTTCAAGATGGTAGTCCAAGGGTACTGTGATGTATAACTATTCACCCCCCATAGTCACCAAACCGTCTGCTGGACGAGTGGATATAACAAGCCCCACGGGCGGGCACGTTACGTCCGTGATTGTCGGGCCTAACGCCATCACGCCCACGAAACTATTATTCTCACACTTTGAAGGAGAGACCCAGTTTTCGCTTGCCTTGCCTTTCGGGATATTCCCGGACCTCTCTTTGACGGGGACGGCTGAATTAGCCGTCGCAACAACTGCGAACAGCAAGTACGGGATAACGGTTCAACCAGTCCCGCCGAAACAAGGGTTCAATGACTTGGGCGGGCTGGATATTATATTCACCCTGCAAAGAAAACCCGCGGTTTCATCATGGACGTTCGCCCTTGGGGACAATACGGGCGTATCTGCCTACTGGCAGCCGCCTCTATCCCAAAGTGAGGTAGACGCTGGGGTCATACGCCCTGCCCATGTAGTCAACTCAATAGCTTTCTATCTCACAACCCCTAGAGTAAATGAGGAAGGCGGGAAAGACTACAAAGTGGGCAAGGTTGCCCATCTTTATCGTATGCAGGCGAATGGCCACTGGTTCAGTTGGTCAATGCCTGATGCGACCCATCTTGTCTTGTCAGATGATGATGGGTACTTACAGACCGCGAATTACCCGTTAACGATTGCCCCAGTTGGCGATACGATTGGGTACAGTTCAGTTGGCGGCAGCGGCGCATCTACCAGCTTAATCGCGCAGCTTTACGGGACATATACTGCTCCCGCTGGCAAGGCTGTAACCTCATTAAATGCTTATATCGTATCTGGCGGCGGCGGCGGTACCGAAATGGGTATTTACACATTCCAAAGTGGGGCTCCGTATGCGAAAGTGGGGAGCCCCCCATACGTCGCGAGAGGTACGGGGCCGACTTGGAGAACGGTATCTGTATCAATTCCGTTGACCAATGGGACTACTTATACCGTAGCATGTGTCCCAACACTAATTGCGTTAGACGTTGTGGGCGGCGTCTATTATTGCGGGGAAACCAATGGCCAGTGGGACAGCTATTGGGTCAACACCGCTGGCCAAAACTATATCTGGTCTTTTTATGCAGGCGTAGGCAACGCCCCGATAAACGCATGGAAAAACATAGCCACGCGGTTCAGGCTGGTTGTAACCAAGGACATATCAACCCGTTTCAAGACCGTAGTCCAAAAGTACAAAGACGCCCAGACACGCTTTGCTGTAACGGTTCGGGCATATAAAGACGCCTCAACGCGTTTCAAGTTGACAGTAAGGGCCTTCAAGGACGCTGCGACCCGTTTCAGGCTAGGCGTAGCTAAAGACATTACGACACGGGTCAGGATAGCCGTTCAGGGGTTCAAGGATTCTGGCACCCGTTACACCGTCACCACTGGGACAGTGGCCTACAAGTTTATCCAGAGCCGTTTCAGCATAGTCGTAAGGGGTTTCAAAGACGCCCCGACACGGTATAAGGTTTGGGCCCGCCAGTACAAAGACCCGGCGACCCGCTATCTCCTGACGGTACGCGGATGGAAAGACGCGGCTGCACGGTTCAAACTCTACGGCACAAGTTACAAAGACGTTGCAACCCGATACAGGCTGTACGTGCAACGGTTCAAGGACGCGGCCACGCGGTACGCCCTCACGGTACGGGCTTTCAAGGACGCGGCCACACGATACAGGCTGGTAGTACAGGCGTACAAAGACGTTTCGGTCAGATACCGCCTCAATGCACGGGGCTGGGGCAACGCAGCCTCACGGTTTATCCTGACGGTTCTCAACTATGCCGTGGCCAAGACCCGCTTTGTCTTGGCCACGTATGTATTCAAGGACGCAGCGGCACGCTTTAAGCTGCGCGTACTGGGCTACAAAGACACGGCCCTGCGGTTCGTAATGAACGGGCTGGGACAGCGGGACGCGGCAACACGGTTCGCTTTACAGCTAATCAGCTTCAGAGATGCAGTTTGCCGGTTTAGTGTATGCGTTTATGGAGAACAGTACTCGCTTTCCCTGGCAACAAGGCAAAGTGGACTCACTGTAAACACCCGCGATGTTTTCTGCAATATGCCGGAACGGGAGATCGCCACTGCCATCTCTCGGGTCTCGTAAAGTAACATGGAGGATTGAATCGTGATTAAGATAAATCAAAACGACTACGGGCCGAGCGCAACATTATCATTTAGAGTAACCGATCGCATCATCACATCTTTGGCCGGGTATAATATCTGGCTCCTGGTTTGGGGTAGCGATGTTCTACAGCCAATCGTAAACGGGGCTTGTGTATTTGATAGCGGGATGACTTGCCACTATGTTCCTGCAAAAACTGACTTTACCACCTCCGGCAATTATCTGTGTGAACTGGAGTTCGACGGCGTAGGTGACAGACTATCCACAATACCCATGCCCTTGCAAGTATCACCCAGCCCTACCCACAGTCCATAAAATCCAAATCCTGCTATTCGGAGGTGTCCATGCAGCAGCTACTCATCATCGGCGTCGCTTCTTTTGCCGCCTTGTTCCTCATCATATTCGGGGCCGTAACTAAAGACGGCGGAGTGCTGGCAACCGGCACGGGCATCCTTGGGGCGTTACTGGGTGCTGCGGGGGTCAAGTATCAACCCGCGATCCAGACGGCTCTCTGTAAAATGGGATTCCACAAGTGGGATGATGGCGTTAAAACCGGCATCTGGCTGTCTTCAAGGTGCAAACGGAAAGGATGCCCCTGCGCGAAGCAGAAGAGGATTGTATGATTCCTGCCCTGATTGTCGATATTCTTCTCCCCGTCCTCATCGCAATCATCGCTACGCACTACCCTCGTTTTTATGGCCACTACTGCCAGTCCCCTGAACCCTTCACACGCTGGTTCTCGCGCATCGCCGAGGCCTTCCCGTGGTTCTGGAAGCCGCTCCAAGGGTCCTTGATACTTTTTTCGGCCTTGACTGCTATCTTCGCGCCGTGGTATTGGGCGATAATCGGCGTTTACGGTCTACTCTTCGAAGGCTGGTTTGTTTGGCACATCGTCAGCTACATCAACGAACACCAAATCGACAACCCCCCGATACAGTTCAAGGCGAGATTGCAATGGATAGGGAGATTGAATGTTTACCGATAAAATTATGGCCGTCTTGCACCCCGTAGGCCACGAACACAAAAGCTGGACCCTCGTTTGCCTGTATAACGAAGTCCCCAAGCGCAACATCGAGGCGTTGTACCGCTCGGTGCTTTCGATGGATAGCTTTTCCCAGATGTCCGGGACCATCCCCGATATCGGCGAGATCGTGGACATGCCGATGATAGCGCTGGGCCCGACGACCATCATGCTTATCGGCCAAACATGGCTGGCGATTCTTGAAGCTTATGTGCCTGAAAATGGGGACTCCGATGTCTGCTAGACTGACCAACCTCAGCGACCGCGACCTCCTGATAATGAACACCGAGGACACCAAGAATCTCTTGGCATCCGTCAATCGCATCGACCAACACCTGCTAACCCTGAACGGCAAAGTCAACGACACCATGGTCAAACTCGCGAAGGCTGAGGAAATTGCAAAGACCGCCATTCTGAAAGCCGAAAAGGCTGAAGTATGTGACGGCGAAACCAACAAGCGTATCGACTCCTGGGTAAGGGGTACCATCGTGGCTTCTATCGGGGCGATCTCCGCAGTTGTCGCCGCATTATTCGCATTGGTTAAAGGGAAAGTCTAGGAGGAATATCAATGTATTCACCAACTTTCGGGCATCGTCTCGGCGCGTTAGCCAGCAGGCCGGGGCCTCAAGATCTGCTGATTACCAGCTTCCCGCGCACCGCCTCGAAACGGCCCAAGGCCTTTACCGAACGCGCGAAACACACGCCGGTCAAGAACCAGGGCAACGCGGGGACCTGTGAAGGTTTCGCCGGCGTCGCTACCCTCGAAGTCAAAGATGTGGGGGAGCAGACAGTCGGAGATTGCATCAACCTTTCCGAGATGTGGGCATATACCCAGGCCAAGAAGATTGACGGGTACCCCACGGAGGAAGGCACCGATTCGTACTCGATGTGCCAGGTCATGCTCAACACCGGTTTCTGCGAAGACCAGCTTGACCCTTATTCCGATGCGCACCCGATCGTTGACCGGGCATTACCGGGAGCCGCCGAGAATGCGGCCAAGTTCAAGATACAGCGCCATGCTTCGGTAACACCTGCAGGGCTCCGGGATGCCATCTGGCAGCGCGGTTCCCTCCTCCTCGCCATTAAAGTTTATTCGAATTTCGGAGATACCGGCTCCAACGGGCTCGTTCCTTCACCTAGGGGAAGAATCGAAGGTGGTCATGCACTCTGCCTTGTCGGTTATGAAGATGGCCGGTGCTGTAACGGCTGGTTCGAAATCAAGAACTCATGGGGGCCGTCCTTTGGCGACAAAGGCTATGTTCACATCTCTTATAAAGACATGGCGAAGATTTTCATGGACGCCCGCTCCATCGTAGACCTGACGCCGGCCACGCTAACCAAGCTTTGCGCCGCGCCAAGAGGCGTTTAAAGTGAGCGAGTTCAGTCGTCTGCTCCGCTCTTCCCTCAACCATTCCAGGAAGGCCCGCGAGTATGCGGATGAGGCAAATGTGCTCGCCGCGGCTTCGATGGTAGCGGCTGCCCATTGCCACCGCATTGCTGTCGGTGTCAATGAGGCGGTTGCCGAAGCCGTGAAGCCCTTCGACCCTGTGGAAGCGGCCCGGCCTCACTTGGAACTTGCTCGGCTCAATGCTGACCTGGCGGAGGCATGGGCGAAGGATGCCGCAAGCTATTGCGAAAAGGCGAAAGCCTGTGCGCTGGAGAGGTGTGGGTGAGGTAAGCAACTGGTGAAAGTCTAATAGAATATTTCTTAAGAAATATAATCTGGGCCCGGGGGTAAACACTCCGGGCCCGGTTTTTGTTTGTTCTGAGAGATTTACACATCTAACAGCCATCACGATTTCGGCGCCCTTCTGCCCGCATATCATCAGGACGCAGAGATCTCCGACAATAATCATGGCTCGGCACGGGCCGTTCTTTATTGATTCGAATATGACAGTCATATTATTCCAAATTGTCTACAGGGCTGAATTGCACGTGGGCTTTCATCGCGTCATCCGATCCTATGTCACTCATGTAGGCGCGAGTCATAGTTAGCGTGGAGTGTCCCAGGATAACCTGAACATCGAACTCACGCGCTCCGTTCCTGAATGAATTGATAGCGAATGTATGCCGGACTGTGTGGGGTCCTATCTTGACGCCGGTAACACCCGCCCGTCTGAACAAGCGCCGTATCATTATCTGCACGCCGTCCCGGTGCAGCTGCGTCTTCTCCTCGGTGAGCCACAAGCACGGCAATTCGTATTCCTGTGATAGCAGCCACCACCTCATTAACGCCATGTGCGTCACCTTGCCCATCCTGACGCGTCTTTCTTTTGCACCCTTGCCCATGATAGAGATTGTTCCCTGCTTGATGTCCACCTGGGCCCGGTTGATGTGACTCAGTTCGTCGAGTCTCAACCCGGTATCCAGGAACATCAGGAAGATGGCTTTATTGCGGATCCCCAGGAAAGAGTTGTCGCACAGGCTCAGGATATTTTTTATATGAAGCGAAGTCAGCGGTTTGTGAATTGTTTTAGGAATCTTCGGCGGCTTCATATTGGCCATCGGGTTATCGGTGATGATGCCCTCTCTTAGAAGAAAGGATGAAAAACTGTGCAGGACTCGATAATACCTGGAACAAGTTTCCGCGCATATGCCCCTGTTTTGGAGCGCGAGCTGGAACTGTCGTATCTGTAAAGGATTGAATGCCGTGGCAGTCCGGGCGAACTCTCGAAGCGGATATCCATAGGCCAGAAGCGTGGCGGGGCTCTTCCCCTCCACCTTGCAGGTCATAAGGTAGTAGTCTACCAGGTTGCCAATAGACTCTGTTTGGCTCGTGCCTTTAGAAAAAAGACTATGTTCTAGGGCAGGCACGCGCTGTGCCTGAGGAAAGTGACTAAGACTATGTTCTAGGGTCATTAAAACTGGCTACCCACCAGCCTTTTAGCTTTGGAATGGGCGATTGAAGATTCGAACTTCAGACCCCAGTCTTATCAGCTAAAAAGATTAAAAGCTAACGAGGTAGCACTCTCCTTTTATTTACTTTTTAACATCCGGCGGGAGCGGTGTTTATTTATATACATTCTTGTGGCATACGGGGCATTTAACAGGTGGCTTCGAGCGGTTGATAAGGATATAGAATATCGCGCCGACAAACCCAAAGACAAGCCAGAATAGAAGCCAGAACCAGTTAATGCCGGGTTTGACGGGTACAACATTATTCCCACAATGTACGCAAGTAACCATCTTAAAGCCTCCGTACTACTTCGATGACTTTCGCACTGGTCATACAATCTTGAATCTTATGTTTGGAATTATTATTCTCCAACCACAATTCATCCGAGTAACGCTTCAACCTGGCTATATGCAATTCTCCGTCGATCATACATGCCACGATATCGCCGTTCTCTACTGCTGCATTTCTATCAACAATGATGGTGTCGCCATCATTGACAACAGGAGTCAAGCAAGTACCCCGAACAACGTAGCCCTCAACGTGCCTAGCTGATTCTTTGGGGATCGCCCTATAAACATATTCAGCCAGTTCAGTCGGTGCGCCGGCATGAAACGGGAATTGTGAGTAAACACTTATCCGTTGGACTTCCATTTTACCAGGAGCGAGGGGCGGCAGGGCTGGTTTTTGAACTGGTTCAGTTGGCTTGCCGTATATCTCTTGGGTTAATTCCTCTATGGGCATCCCAAGCCCTTTCGACAAAGCCTGTAACGTGTCCTCTTGTGCTGACTTGATGCGGCCTAACTCAATAACAGATAAATGGGAACGCTTGAGGCCTGACGCATCGGCTAATTCCTGTTGCGTCATCCCTTTGTATTCCCTCAATTTCCGGATTGCGTAACCCCAGTTCATGTCTCTCCATTATTTGTAGCATAGTTGTAGCACCACCACAATCTAAAGTCAATATACATGGCTAGAAAATTTCACAAAAACACTACAAACCCCCGAAAAAGTCTTGACAATGCTAATTTTCTATGCTATTTTTAATGGCATGAATATTGAGGCACTGAGAGAGATACAAAAAGAGAATGGCCTGACTGACCAACAGTTAGCTGACATTCTAGGTTTCCACCGCACGAGCTGGGCGCGAATCAAGAATGGCAAAAACCCACCCAGTGCACGTTTTGTGCAGGCGGTAAGGGAACATTACCCCTCTATTTTTTTGCCCGCAGATGCCACTAATAATGGCAAACCCAGTTTATTTAATCGCATTTTCGGGAGGAAACCATGAGCTTTCAAGATTTCATTTTCGCCATCGGCTCGCTCATAACACTTGCCGCCTTCATCTTCACTCTTATCGATTCCAGAAAAGGATATCGCTAGATGAACCATTCTGATGCAGGAAAACTCGGCGGCAGGCCCCGGTCAAAAACAATCGCTGACATCACGCCTCAAATTAAACCGGACTTTGAAAGAGAGGGATTACCCACCAGCTTTAAGAAGCTCCGGGAGGCGTGTAGGCAAATAAACAGTGGAGGTGCAGGACTCACCCTAAAGCCCACAGCATGACAAACGCGGAGAGAAAAAGAAATGGGGCCGGTTGAAGCCCGGCCCCGAGGTAAAAGGAGAAACCACAATGGAAACTAACAACACTATCGTAGCAGAAAAACCCACGGGAAAACAAGTAGTTTGCCCCATCTGCGGACTAAACCTCGCTGTCTTTTATGAAATGTTCGGAGTTCCGGCTTCCTGCTCCGAGCTGCACGGCCCTGTTGAGTGCCCGGTCTGCTCGAAGGAATTGCGCTAATGGTCATGCAACTTTCAGGCCAATACACCACCGCCTACCGCCAGTTTGTTTTGCTGGCTCACGCAAACCCCCGCATGACGATACAGGCTTTCATGGCGAGGTGCGGTCGATGAACGCACCCTATCTTCCCGACAGGAAACTCACCAAAGAGAACATGGACCTGATAGTTATGCGGGGCGCACTCGGCCTCAAAGGTATCTACACCGACATCTCTTTCCTGCATGTGAACCCGGCGACAATAAAAAGAACTTTGGAGGCAATTTAGTGGAAAACGTCATAAACGACGCGCTAGTCACCCATCAAACAATCAACGGCAAGTACAAAATCCAGTACGAGAGGGCCGCAACCAAAGGGGTCATAGGCTTCAAAGTAGAAGCCAACGGCGACGATTTGAAACAAGTACAAATGGACGCGCTTGCTCTAAAACTCAATGTCGAGTCCGCAGCGGTCGACAACACAACGCCGGTGGCGGAATCGGTTAAGGAGAAATAAAGATGTCGAAAATTGAAATCAGGGTTCCCGGAGTAGACAAAATCAAAACCAAGTCTGAAATGAAAGAGAACGAACACAAGGACCTTGAACTGATAACAACCGTTTCGTTCGAGGCCGAAATCAGTCCGGCCAACATTGCGCGGATCCTCAACCTGACACGCCAGAATTGCCCTATCGAGGTCGTGGTATCGACGCCCCAGGCTATGTTCGACTTGCAGATGGAACGGCTGAACACCTCAAACGGCGAGATTCAAGCCCTAAACGAACAAGTTATACAGGCCGCCGCCGATATCGTCAACACGGGGGTACTGGACGGCAAAGGCATGACTGTCCGCGCTCATGTGAAGGAAGGGAGATAACATGCCAATAAAAAATTTATCCAACGTCCGCCAGATGCCTCGACTCGGCAAGGTAAGGACCGGCGTCAAGGTTCCCAACAAGTCAGGTCAGGGCGAACACCCCGAGGCGGTTGAATGGTTTGTGTTGCCCCCCGAAATCGCCAGCGCCTTCGGTGAAAAGCCGAAATCTCTCCCTATCATGTTCCCGGTTGAAGATGATACGAAATTCGCCAGCCAGTATTACAAGTGTTATTCCTCTTTCCGCGGTTTGACGTGTAAAGGCGATGGCGAAGTTTGCTCCCGGCTCATCGACACAAAGACCGGCGACTTCGCGCACCGCGACACAACCGACACGGACCGCCGCGAACTTCCCTGCAACGGGCGCGACTGCCCGATGTATCAGCAGAAGAAATGCAAAGAGGTAATGAACTTGCAGTTCCTTTTGCCTTCTGTCCCGGGCCTTGGGGTCTGGCAGCTCGACACCGGCTCATACCATTCGATTGTGGCCGTCAACAGCGCCATCGAGCTGATACGCTCGGTTGCCGGAAGAATTGCGATGATTCCCCTGACTCTTACCATCGAGCCGCGCGAAGTATCAATCAAAACAGACAAGGGGCAGGTCAAGAAAACTGTCAGCACCTTGCAGATACGGACCGACATTACCCTTGCCGAGATACAACGGCTCGGAGCGATGCCGGCGAGCCAGGTCATGCTCCCGCCGCCAGATGAGGAGAAGCCGGACATGCTTTTCTCAGAGGATGAAGGCGAAGAGGCCAAACCCTCCACCAAGGAACCTATCTCTGAAAAGGAAATAGCCGAGATGTGGGACGGCAAGAAGAACACGCCCACTCCCGCCGCCAAGCCAGCCGAGAAGCAGCCTGTCGCTCAATCAGCCGAGCAAACCACCAAGCCGGTAGAAGTTACCGAAACGAAACAGGCCGACACGGGTTTAGCGGGGTACGTTGACACGGCATGGCTCAACGAGTCGCTCGCAGCCCTGAAATGGAAACTTCCTACTTTCCTGTCTTTCTTCGAGGGCAACCGGGCGAAGCTCGGGCTCACCACCGAGAAAATCACCGGGAAGACGGCCGCGGAAGCTGTCTCGAAGCTCAACCAGGAGCAGGCCAAGAAATTCACCGACTGCATCAACGACATGCTGAGGCTGAAATAGTGTTCGATTCCGACAAGATAATCCTCGACCTTTGCGGCGGGACCGGCTCATGGAGTCAGCCCTACCGCGAGGCCGGTTATGACGTTCGACTCGTCACGCTCCCCGATTCAGATGTCAGAATCTACAAGCCTCCGCAGGGAGTTTATGGGGTTCTTGCCGCTCCGCTTTGCACGGACTTTGCGGGAAGTGGCGCTCAATACTGGCCCTCAAAAGACAGCGACGGGCGCACGTTGAAATCGCTCGAAATCATAACCCATTGCCTCCGAATCATTATTGAGGCACGTCCTCAATTCTGGTGTCTTGAAAATCCAGTGGGGCGCCTCAAACGATGGACCGGAAACCCCCGCATGTATATCCAGCCGTGGGAATACGGCGACGCTTACACGAAGAAAACCGCCTTATGGGGAAGTTTCAACCCTCCAGTAAAAAAACCAGTTCAACCCATCAAGGTCTGCTCCGAGGGTTCCTGGTTGATGAAGCTGGGGGGGGGTATCAGAGAGAACCAAAATGCTTAGAAGCATAACGCCAAAAGGATTCGCTCGCGCTTTTTTCGAGGCCAACCGATGACCCTCCGCGACCTGCAAGAAAGGGGCTGCATGAACGGAAACAAGGGACCGAAGCCGAAGATATCGAAGGCAAAGGTGCGCTACGAGCCGTCCCAAGAAGAACTCGACAGGATCCACGCCGAGAAGCTGGAACAGCTGCGCATCAAGGGCATCGAGCTGCTGACGCCGGAGGAGAAAAAGAAATATGCCTAACCTAGCAATCTCGCCTATGCCGCTGCGCCTCAAGAACGGGAAAGTGGCCGGGTACCTCCGGAGTCACAGATTCCGGAAGGAAGTTTTTGGCCACCTACACATGAACATGGCACCGCCTGGCTGGGGCATCGACGCGGAGATATTCGACAAGTTGCCTCGGTACGGCGTCACGGTCATTCAGGTGCTCGACAAGGACGACAAGAAGCTCTACGTCACGAGCTGGGCGACATTCAACTTGAACTGCCTGCCGATCGAGCGCAAGGGTCAGGGATTACAGAAGGTACTGGCGCTCCCGCTTTGGTTGATAACACACGATTAACCGGACCCGAGAAGCCGGTTGAGATAGAAGAGAGGCACGAATTGAATAGAGATACCGGGTGGGTGAAGATCCACCGCGCAATATTGACCAGTGGGTACACAGCAGAACAATTCAAATTTTTTGTATCTGCCATTCTGCTGGCTGAACCTTTAAGATCTAAACATCCCGGCCGCGTTACCCTCCCACTTCGCCGCCTATCTGACGAAATCGGCATGTCCTATGCAACCGTTTTCAAGGTAGAAAAAGAGTTGGCAGAACGGGGCGACATAATCATACATCGACACCCCGGAAGGGGTCATGAAGGGGACCAGGGTTTTACCATTTCGAACTACGAAAAATACCAGGGAAAAGGGTCGCATCAAGCAACCGAGAATGATATACGTGGTGAACAGAATGATATGCCACGTGAACATTCTGGGAAAAAGAATGATATACGTGGTGAACAGAATGATATGCCACGTGAACAGAATGATATACGTGGTGAACAGAATGATATGCCACGTGAACATTCTACGCCTAGTTTTGTGCCTACTAAGAATATAAAGAATATAAAGAATATTAAAGAAGAATATATATACCTTCCGGACTGGTTGGATAAAGTTGCATGGAATGACTTTTTGGAAATGCGAAAAAACAACAAGGCGACCCCGACAAAAAGAGCAAAGGAATTGCTGATAAAAGACCTGGAAAAATTCAGGGAGGCCGGGGACGATCCGACCGAAGTTTTGAATCAGTCGATAAAAAATAGTTGGAAGGGGTTATTCCCTTTGAAGGAGAAACAGAATGCCGGAATTAACCAAAATCAACGAAATAATCAAGCAAGGTCCGGAGTCGGCCATCTTAAAACCACCGAGGAACTGCTCGCTGGAAACGCCAAATACGACCACGAGCACGGCTATGTGTAACGAAACCTACGGTTGCACGATTTGCAACGACGCGCATTACATCCATCCGCGGCGCACGGACGGGACCATCGACTACGGGGCAACCGTCCCCTGCCTTTGCATCCAGGACAAGATGGCCCGGGACAAACGAAAACGGCTGCTCACCTGGTGCGAGTTGCCGGCGGCGAGCGAGAGCATGACTTTCGAGAACTTCAAGGTTGAACCCCACACGAAGCAGGCTTACCAGCACGCTCTATATCTGGCTTCGGGAGAAATAGACTGGCTGACACTGATCTCCCGGGTCAACCGAGGAAAGACACACCTGGCCGTTTCGATATGCCGGAAATGGCTCGAAAGCGGCAGGCCCGCCCGTTACGCCTATGTGCCGCTGTTGCTGGACGAACTGAAACGGGGCTTCAACGCGAAAGACAACAGCGACTTTGAGAAACGCTTCGAGATGTTCCTCAACGTCCCGCTGCTGGCCCTCGACGACCTCGGGGTGGAATACTCGACGCCCTGGGTGCAGGAAAAGCTGGACACTATCATCGACTACCGCATGATGCACGACCTGGCGCTGGTTGTAACAACGAACCTGAGCCTTGACGAACTGCCGGACAGGATAGCAAGCCGCCTCCGCCGACACGGGAACATCGTGACGATATCCGGGGCAGAACACCGCGGAATAAACTTACAGCTCACTAAAAAGGAGAAAATTTAATGTCACTATCAGGCGAAGATTTAGGCAAGAAGCTGGCCGGGGCGCTGGGAATCCCCTCCGGCAACATCACGGACCTACGGATCATCTGCAAGGCCGGACAGGACGCGCAGGTCCAGGTAACACGGATGCTCGAAGAGGACGAGGGCTACAAGACAACCAAAATCGTCGACACTTACGAAATTAAAAGCAAGGTGGTGGGCGATGGAACTCTCTAAGGCAAAAGAAATCGCGGCCGGAATCGTCGCCCAGCTCGCGCCGTACTGTGAAAGGATCGAAGTCGCCGGCAGCATCCGCCGTGGCCGGCCCGAGGTCCATGACATCGATATCGTCGCGATTCCAGACTCTACGATGGCCTTTTACAAGAGACTGGACGGCATGGGGAAAGTCACCCGGGGCGAGAAAATCATTACCATCGCGCTCACGCCCCGGTTCAACGCTGAAATATACCTCGCTACGATGGCAAACTGGGCGACATTGCTCCTCATCAGGACTGGCAGCAAGGACCACAACATCAAACTCTGCCAACTGGCGAAAAGCAAGGGCTTTCAGCTGCACGCCGATGGCAGCGGGCTGGAATGGACTCGCCCTTTAGTGGACCTGTTTACGGGCAGCGGCGCTCCCGGACATTCTCTCGGTGTCTCCGATATTCAGAGCCATCCCATCATCTGCAACTCCGAGACCGACATCTTCAACGCGCTCGGGCTGAACTACAAGGCGCCGGGAGAGAGAGGTTAAAGATGCCTAATGAACTATGCAAATGTGGACTGCCGCTACACTTTATCACTGATGAACATAAAGTAGGTTGGTGTGATAAATGTAATCAGTTTTCTACACCTGTTCAGCCCCAAGAGCCAATGGTAAGATGTCCGAAATGGAGAGATTGCGATGTAGCGGATGAGGCTTGCCCACATAGAAAACTACATAAGAAAACGGATAGTTGCAAATATGTCTGTACTAGACAAATAGGCAACAGCCAAGCAAACGCCTGTCTTTATGAGCCAGTACCAGCTCCGAAAGGGGTTAAGGTTCATGAAGGTATGAAACTGGTAATAGACAAAAGTCCACTTGTCATGTGCGGGAATGATGGTTGTCAAACTGACTGTTTCCATATAGCAGGACATACCCAGTCAGTTTGTGAGAAATATCATAAAGACTGTGCAACTTGCAAACCTTATAAGCCAGTACCAGCCCCGAAAGAGACAGAGTACAAAAACTGGGATGATTATAATAAAGACCATCCCTTGCCAGTATCTCCAGAGCTAGTAGCCCCGAAAGAGGTTTGCAAAAATTGTCATCAACCAAAAGATAAGCATTATGCCGATGGTTATTGTTCTCAATATGGGATTGAGAATAAACAGTTTGAACGTGCAAAGTGGGTAGGTGCAGAGTTTATAGACACTCCAGAAGGTGTGGTCTGTGATGAGAAATACCATATTGTTGACGCTAACAAAAAGGTATCAGAGCCTTGTGATAATTGTGGACATGATAAAAGTTGTCATGACGAAATGGGATGTAGGTTGCTCCCAACACGCCAGTATTGTTCTTGTAAAAAGTTTGAGACTTTAACTGCCGAACAACAGGAAAAAGAAGTGCAGGATATTTATAAAGATTTAGAGTTAGAGCCAGCCAGTATACCAAAGCCTGAAACTACGGCAACGCAATTTGAGATTGATGTGCTAACTCATATTCAGCATGAGGCTTTACAGGCTCAAGGCGATTGGGCAGGCATTGATGAAGAATATGCGCCCGAATGGACTCACGGCTACAAACTGATTTATAACGAACTCGCTAATTTAATTGATTGGTTGGAGGCAAAATCATGAATAATCCAGAGCCAGAGAACCCTAGACTACTGACCGATGATGAAATCGGCAAGTGCTATGAAAACTCAAAATGCCACGAAGTAGACGGGCAGATGGTTATTGACGAAATGTTTAATTTAACAAAAGTTCTCAAAGCTCAAGATGCAAAGACCTTAGCCTCTACCCCTAGCCTGACAAAAGAAGAAGTACAAGCCATATCAGACCTTGCAGAAGATTGTGAAAACTGCCCAGCTGAAAGAATGTGTTGCCCTGAATGTAGTGAACACCAAAAAACTGGCATAGCCAAACTTTATGCCATATCAGAGGGTAAGCCTGCCCCTAAAGTAAGCGTAGAGGATATTGCCAAAGTGATAAGGGACTTTGATAGTGCTTACGAAGATGCTCCAGACATAGCCCTAAAACTTGCCACAGCCATTATTGAAAAGATTAAGGGGGCTGCATGACCGAACGACAGCAGCCTTACAAAACCTCACGAGCCATCAAAGAGGTTTCAGCAAGCGACACTATGTCCGAGGCCCATCTGCAGGACGCCATAATCGAACTTGGTCATGTCCTGGGATGGGAAAAGATAGCCCACTTCAGACCGGCGCTCATGAAGATGCACGGCGCCCTGGTTTATCGCACGCCGGTATCAGCTGATGGCAAGGGCTTCTTCGATCTGCTCATGGCGAACCCCGCACAGCGCCGCATTGTGGCCATCGAGTGTAAAAGCGAGAAGGGGAAACCATCGCCCGAACAACTTGAGTGGGAGATAACGTGGCGTAACAGCGGCGGCGAGTACTTTCTTTTCAGGCCAAGCGACTGGCTGAACGAAAATATATTCAAAACTCTTGCGAATCAGGCACAAATAGGCACATAATTATAAGTGAGGGAAATTGGAACAAAAGCTGCTCAAATTCATCGAACAGCGCACGGACAAGGCAATAAGTAACGGACTGCAGTACGGAAAGCTGAATTTCGAATTGACAATACTAGCTGGGAAGATAGTCGAAATCAAGGAAAAACCGGAGGCTAATTTCAAGTTGGAAGAGATATTAAAAGCACTTAGTTAGTTAGCCTGGGTCGGAACCGATAGGGCGAGCTTAGAGACATAGCGTCTCGGCTCGCCTTTTTGTTTTTAAGGAGGTTTCATGGGCAGACCGATAGGCAGCAAGAACAAGCATCCCGCAATCATCCCGTCAAGGGGCGCTGGCAGGCCGAAGCGCAGGGCTCCAACTGTTCCAAAACTTCGACAGGTTGAGTCAGTCTATCCGCCCTGTCCCGGGTGCGGCGGCCCGCTTCTCGAGGCGTCCCTGGGGCGGCGCTGCGTCAACATGGGCTGCTCCAACTGGCATGGAGTGGGAGCGCAGAGCTTCAAGGGCGGGCTCCTGCACAACAGGTTCAAGACCAAGGAGCTGAAGCCCGGCGAGTGGGCCGCTCACGGCAACGGGGCGTTCAAGGTGATCGACTATGATGTGTAGGAGGGATTATGGCTGTTGAAATTTATCCACCAACGAAGAATTATTATTGTATTCAATGTGGTGCGCTTATGAAACACTTGAAAAGTTATATTGCGCTTTATAATCCTATATCTGGCGATCCTATTTGGCAGATAATATATTCGTGCCCAAATAAAACAAAGTCACTATCAAGTATGTTTTTCGGTGGGCATTCTGCATTTACTGACCAGTGGGAGGAACATAAAATGATTACCACTTACCCATCAACAACTCGGCGGTGAGGTGTGCTTATGATTCACTGGTACAGTTACACTATCTTCCGGCACACCCGCACTCAAACATTCTGGGCGTTACAGGAAGCAGACTACTTTGAAGCAGACCGCTGGCCCCCTGAACCTCAAGTAGATCCCGTGAACAATGACAAGGGCGAGTACATGACGGATGTACTTATCGACGATGAAAAGACAGGCAAGAAGAGATGGGCAGAGCAAGTCAGGGTTGGGTTATCGGTTGCAGCCGGGGCACAAGGCCACCAGGCTCAAGCAGAAGGGCGATTCTGTAAATGCCGGTGCATCATAGGCGAAATCAATAAACGCCTCGCATTGACCAAGCATGACGGGAAGGTGCTTTTGCAGGAGATAGAGCGGGGCAAGGTCAGGGACATAGACGGTCTGTCCGATGTGGCTCTTATCGCGTTGACCTACATCTCAGGCAAAGACCGCAGGGTGCAAAGTTACTCCAATTTCAAGGGGCATTGGAACTATTCGAGAAAGGTTGAGAGGGTAGTATAAATCATACTAACAAAAACAAGGGGCTAGTATTATGTTGACAAAAAGTGATAGAATTAACGATGTAGGAGTCAGAAGTCTGTAAACTGGCTCTTTTCTTTTGCAACGTGGGCAGGACAAGCGGTTAAGTCGCAGGGCTCATAACCCTTGAGGATTCGGTCCGACTCCGAAGCCCGCTACCAAAAAGCCCTACCTCCTTGCGGCGCGTCGGGATTCATCTCCCCGGCGCATATCGGGCTCGGGGTTACTCCTTCCCTTTTCAGAGCCCCCAATTATGAAAATGTGAAATTATGATACTTAAAACCATCCCTCTTTCAAAGATTAACCCGGCGGCCTACAACCCGCGTAAAGACCTCCAGCCATCCGACCCGGAGTACAAGAAACTCAAGAAGTCGCTGACCGAGTTTGACTGCGTGGAACCTCTGGTTTGGAACGAGACCACCGGCAACCTCGTGGGCGGGCACCAGCGGCTTAAAGTTCTGAAGGACCTGGGCCGGACCGAGGTTGAGGTATCGGTGGTGGATCTGGATGATGCCAAAGAGAAGGCGCTCAATCTGGCGCTGAACAAGATCAGCGGCGAGTGGGACCTGCCCCGGCTGAAGGACTTGCTCGAGGAGATAAATACCGGCGCCTTTGATATCGAGGTCACGGGTTTCGATGATAAAGAAATCGAAGAGCTGATGACGCAGTTTCACGTGCCATGCGAAGGTCTGACAGACGATGACGCTATCCCTGAGAACGTAGAGACAATTTGCAAGACGGGAGACCTGTGGCAACTCGGAACTCATAGGCTATTGTGCGGGGATGCTTTAATTATCACAGACCTTGAGAAGCTCATGGGCGGAGCGAAAGCCCAACTTGTCTGGACTGACTGCGACGTAATCATAAAACGCTGGGAAGATTTTACAGGTAAAAAGGCAGTTAAACTCGATGTCTGACAATGCTGTAAAACAGCGAATCATAGGAAAACCCTTCCCAAAGGGCAAAACGGGCAACCCCCACGGGCGCCCGCCCAAGATTCACTGCGTCACATCGCTCCTGGCCGAACTGCTTAACGGCGATCCAGAGAAGGTCAAGGCGAAATGGGTCAAGGGCAAACCGACCGGGGCCATGATCGTCGCGCTCGCCATGTTCGCCAAGATGGGCCGGGGAGACTTAACGGCTATTAAAGAGGGGTTAGATCGTGTCGAGGGCAAGGTAAAGGACACGGCTGATATAACCACCAACGGGCAGTCCTTAAATACGACGACGATAAACGTGGTAAGCCAGGAAGCGAAAGCCATAACGGAAGCTCTTTGTAATGGTGAATAGTGAAGCTCGACACAACCTCGATATATGTGCAGAACGGGGCTGCATGGCTGGCCCGTAACTCTGGAATCAGGCGCCGCGCCTTAAACGAAGGCGGCACATCATCCTCAAAGACGTACTCAATCCTTCAAGTCTTAATTTTAATCGCCCGTAGTGCCACTACACCGACTCTTGTATCGGTTGTAAGCGAGTCCCTGCCCCATTTGAGAAGGGGCGCGATGAGAGACTTCTTTGCGATTATGGGTGAATCGCCATCTAACAATCCCCGGTACAACATGAGCGAACACGTCTACGACTTCGGCAACGGGAAGATAGAGTTCTTTTCAGCCGATGAGCCTTCCAAGATGAGGGGCGGTAGGCGTGATGTTCTCTTTATCAACGAAGCTAATAACGTCGGCTATGACGCTTTTAAAGAACTAGACATACGAACCAAGCTATTCACGTTCCTGGACTGGAACCCTGTAAGCGAGTTCTGGGCGCATGAACAACTCTTAAACAAACCCGAAAACAAGTACATCCACTCGACCTATCTGGACGCTATGAACGTCCTTCCGCCGGAGGTGGTTAGGAACATCGAGTCAAACAAAGACTCCGACCCAAACTGGTGGAACGTCTACGGGCTAGGAAAACTCGGCAGGGTTGAGGGGCTCGTCTATCCTGTGTTTGAAATCGTGGACGCCCTTCCGGAACATGGCCAGGTCGCATACGGCCTTGACTTTGGTTTTGCCGGCGACGAGGCGGCGCTTGTAAAGAACGTTATCATCCCTGCACACGACAAAGAACTCGGCCAGGTCTTTTCTCAAGAAATAATCTACGCCAAGAACCTCACGAATCAAGATCTGTCCTTGAAGATGGAACAGGCCGGGGTTAAAAAACATTACGACGAGATCTTTGCAGATTCTGCTGAACCGAAGTCGATCGAAGAACTTCACCGGCTCGGCTGGAACATCAAACCATGCATCAAGGGCGAAGGATCCGTAGAGTTTGGGCATCAAAAACTTCGTCAGTATAAACAATTCTGGACGAAAGACTCGTTAAACGGCATCAAAGAACAACGCAACTTCCGCTACATCGCTGACAAAGACGGCAAGTTGACAGAGAAAACGGCGCATAACTGGTCACACATCATGGACGCGAGAAGGTACGGAGTTCTCGGAAAAGTGGGCGGCGTCCAAATCGGTATCTTTTATGCGTAAGGGTGAATTATGAATTTACCGTGGTCAAAAAAGAAAGAAGCGCCCATTGCATACAACAACGGCTCCGGCGTCGTGAACTTCAACACCGCTCCTGGACGCCAGGACATGACTCAATTTCTTAAAGCCTACGGAGAGGACGGCTGGCTGCACGCTGCAGTCTCTCGCATCGCTCAGTCCTATGCCGAAACCGAGTGGAAGCTCTACAAGAAAGACAACAAGACCGGGGAGCGCGAGGAAATCCTGCAGCACCCCCTCCTAGACCTCATGGCCCGCCCCAATCCTTACCAGTCCGGGCAAGACCTCGAAGAGATCCTGTGCAAATTCTATCTGCTCACCGGCAAAGCCTACCAGGCCAAGCAGTACAACATGGGAAAGCAGGAATTATGGCTGATCCCCTCGCCTTTCATGAAACCGGTCCCCGACAAACGAGAGTTCATCAAAGGCTATGTTTACGAACGGAACGGCGAACGAGTCACGTTCGAACCCGGAGAAGTGATCCCCTATATCAATACCGACCCGTGGAATATCTACGACGGAGTGGGCCCTGCACAGGCGATCGGACTCGAGCTGGATATGTCGTCTTATATGCGCCAGCACAACCGAAACTTCTTTCTCCGCGGGGCTGTTCCAGGGCTCATCATTTCGAACAAGAACGGAGCGACACAAGAAGAGGTTGACCGGCTTGTCGAAAAACTGAAATCAAAACACCAGGGTTATGGCCGCGCTTTCGAGACGCTGTTCCTTTCGGGCGATTGGGACGTGAAAGAAGCCACTATCTCTCAGAAGGACATGGACTTCGTCGGCCTGGCCAAATGGACGCGCGATGCGACACTGGGGGGATTCGGACTGCCTCCGACTATGATCGGTGTTGCGGAGAATGCGAACAGGTCCATAGCGGAGACCGCCGAATACACCTACGCGAAATGGACACTCAAACCCCTGCTCAACTTCTTTAAGCGTAAAAAGAATGAGTTTCTTGTCCCCGATTTTGAGAAAGACGGGGAAACCCTCGAGATGGATTTTGTCGATCCTGTCCCCGAGAACCAGGACCTTAAAAAGAATACGGCTATCGACGGCTTCAAGGCGGGAGTTATCACCCGCAACGAGGCTCGCGACATCATGGGATTTAACCCGGACAAGACGGAGCTGGGAGATGAGTATTATACTCCTCCGCCATCCTTGAGCAATGACTCCATTCCTCCTGCTGCAGACGCTGCTAAAGAGATAAAAAAAAAGAATATTTTAGCCACTATTGAGGAGAAGGACGCTTACTGGAAGGATTACGTCAAGGGTACAGAGGCGCACGAGAAAATCCTAATAGCCGCGCTTCATGAAGTCTGGCAGTCGCAAAAGAAGGACGTTTTAACAAAGTTCAAAACAGATGCCCGCCCGGAGCTGGACATCTCGAAGGCCAAGAAAGACTATCAGACATTTATCGAGGACCCTCTGGAGGATGCCCTGCTAGCAGCCATCAAGAAGGGCATGCAGCTCGTTGAACCCAGAACACCCCACAAAGATACGCCTATACCTCAGATACTGAACGCCCGGGCGCTACGCTGGCTGCAGACCCGGCTCGGATGGGCGGCAGAGCAGACCTCAGAGGAAACAGCAACTCTTCTTTCTGGCGTAATCGCGCAGGCTTACGCTGACGGCTTCGGTGCAGACAAAATAGCCAACCTTATCAGCGCTTTATTTGATGGGTTCGACCAGGTGCGAGCCCTTAAAGTTGCCCGGACAGAAGTCATGAGCGCTAGCAACCAGGGCGCCATCGAAGGATACCGGGAGTCGGGTGTTGTTTCAACTGCAACATGGTTCACCGCATCCGACGAGCGAGACTGCGATGAATGCGACTCGATGGACGGCGACACCGAGGAACTTGACGACACTGAGGGCGTTCTGCCTTTGCACCCAAACTGCAGATGTATCTGGCTGGCCAATGTGGACTAGGAGATTAAAACATGCCTAAAGCAATCGAAAAGATTATCAAGTCTTATTCTGTGCAGGTCAAGGCCGTCGAGGGGCAAAACAGGACGCTCCGGTTTGTGGCCTCCTGTGAGACCTGTGACCGGGACGGGGAGGTTGTCAGTGCCGACGGGTGGGTATTTGAAAACTTCATGAAGAACCCTGTTTTCATGTGGGCGCACCAGTACGACCAGCCACCGATCGGCAAGGTCGTTGCAATTAGTGTGGCGGACGGCAATGTGATAGAGGATGTGGAGTTCGCCGACGCCGAGACCTACCCATTCGCGGATATCGTTTACCGCCTTTACCAGGGCGGTTTCCTCAATGCCGTGTCAGTCGGATTCATCCCGATTGAGTGGGAGACCGGCGGCAAGAAAGAGGGAGATCCCCGCAAACGCTACACCAAACAGGAAATGCTTGAAACTTCCGCGGTCCCTGTTCCGTCTAACCCGGATGCCCTGCAGCAGGCCCGCAGCGCGAAGGTTATCTCCCTTAAAGAGATGCGGCTTGTAAAGAAGTCTTTTGAGGCCGTAGAAACCAAAACCCTGGCCGAGGATATCCGGGATGCACCGATTATAGACAAGACCGAGCCGCTTACCCAGGACGCGCTGGCCGATGAGCTTGATTACGTCCTGTGTTCTATCCGGGAAGTCGGATTGAATGAAAAGAATACCCCGATCGCAAAGGAGCTCATGGAAACATTGAAACGCCTTACAGGAAGCGACATTCCTGTTCAAGATAAATCCATGCCAAAGAAAACCACCGAAGCAATAAAGACCGCCTGCAAAGAGGTTCAGAATTGTCTCGATGGGATGAAGGCGCACCACAAGGCGCACAACGAGTTCCATAAGACAAACACCGAAGCCCTCACCGGGTGCCTTGAAAGCCTGTCCGCAATGTGTGGGGAGGAACCTGAACCCGAAAAGTCAGTCGAATCCGAGAGCGAAACGTCAAAAGCTCTCAAGAATCTAATCAAAGCAGTCGAATCTAAACTAGGAGAAAAATAATGCCCGAAGTAACCGAAATCGAAAAGTTAACCAAAGTCTTCACCGACAAGCTGGACCAGCTTTCTCAGGACGTGACCGGCAAGGCCGTCAGCGCCGCGAAAGAGTCCGTCAAAGAATGGGCCAACGAAGCGATGAAGTCGCGCAAGTTCAACCCCGGCATGGGAACCGAGGAATCAGATAGCCCCTGGCACATCAAGGGCTATAACAACACCCTGCCTCTTGAAAAACAGGCTCCGGCAGTCAAGGAAGCCTTCTACTCAGTGGCCGGCAATTACATCAAGGCCGTCTACTGCGCTCAGCATGGCATCAACAACGAATTGACCAAAGCTCTCGGAGTTACCACCGGCTCCAGCGGCGGCTTCCTGGTGCCCGTTGAATTCCGCCCTGAACTCTTGAAACTCATCATCGAGGACCAGCTCGTCAGGCCGCGTGCCCGCATTGTCCCGATGGCTACCGATACCCTGTGGTGGCCGAAGATCGTTGACACGACCCATGCGTCTACCATCCACGGCGGCATGAAAGCCACCGCCACCGCTGAGGCCGGGTCCCTCGGTACCGGCGATCCTACCGTCGGCCAGATGAGGCTTGTCGCCAAGAAATACACCTCTTCCTGGAAGGTCTCAAACGAACTGCTCATGGACTCGCCCATCTCCATCATGCCCCTGCTCGGCGAGCTGGGACGCGAGGCGGTCGGTTTCGATGAGGACTATGACGCCATAACAGGCAACGGCGCAGAGAGGCTGTTTGGCTTCCTGAACTCCGGGGCGCTTATCTCGACGACCCGCAACGTCACCGGCGACCTGGCGTGGAAAGACATCACCAACATGTACGGCAAGATGTTCCCCTCCAGCCTCAAGAGGGCCGTATGGGCTTGCTCCCCCGGCGTCCTGACCTCCCTGTTCAATATGGTCGTGCCCGCCGGTACCGGCGGCAGCGCGGTCTTTGTCAGCAACGTTCAGGGCCAGACCGGCGCCGATGCTCCTCCCATGACCATCCTCGGACGCCCGCTAATCGTCTCGGAAAAACTCCCCGCGCTCGGCACTGTCGGCGACCTGGTGTTCTGCGACTTCTCCTACTACATCATAGGAGACCGCATGGATCTGAAAGTAGACGCCAGTGAGCATGTCTACTTCGCCAATGACCAGACCGCCCTGCGCATGATCGAACGCGTCGACGGCCAGCCCTGGCTCGATTCCGCCCTCACCGCCCGCAACGGCACAGACACCATCTCTGCCTTCGTCGCCTGCGCAACCTAAATCTAACTGTTTAACAGGAGAAAATATAATGGCTGCATATTTAACGGAAACCGTAAAAGTAGTGGGGGCGCTCGCCCCCATCGACAAGGCCGGCAACGCCTGGGTGTCAAAACCCATCAACCTGGCCAAGTATAACCGCGTCTGCTTCCTGCTTTACCTGGGTGCGGACGACACAACCGGTACCATCACCGTTGAGAAAGGTACTGCAAGCACCCTCGGCACCGCTATCGCCTTCAACTACCGCAAAGCCACAACCGGCGCTGCGGCCTTCTCAGTCCTCGACGCCGCCTTTGCCGCTGCCACCTCGTCCGGCATCGCCCTGACAGCAAGCGACGACAACAAGATCATGGCCATCGAGGTCTGCGCCCAGGAACTCGGCACGTCGAACTGGGTCGGCGTCAAGGTCAGCGCCGCCGGCACTGCGAACCTGGTCACGATCATAGCCCTGTGCTACGAACCCCGCTTCCCGCAGGACATCCCTGCCGATCCTACTGCCTAATTCCCTAATGAACGGGAGTAAAAACGAGGGGGAGATAAAGGCTTTAACTGCTCCCCCTCGCCACACCGCCATCTTGAAGCCGAGAAAATCTAAACGTATCGAGGTAAAAAATGGGAAGAGTAACTTACCCGTCAAAAAATCGGGACGCTTTCGCAGACCTTAACCTCGGCATCCGCGTTGACAGGGCCACCGCGACCCTGCCTCAAGGCGCGAGTGCCGCAATCTTCAATGTAAACGGCGGGCGCGTGCTGGTGACTGCCATAATCGGCCAGGTCACAACCATACTCGGCGCAGTCGGTAACATGAAGCTAATCGCCACTCCGACCACAGGCGTTGCAAACGATATGTGCGCTGTGGTAGCTGCAGGTACATTCGCAGTCGGCGTGCTGGTTAACATCGACGGCATCGTGGGTGATGCCATGATTTCCGGCACCGGCAGCGTTTCCACTACGACCGCACCCGTCGTGGTCAACGTCGGCACCATCAACTTAAGCCTGTCAGGGTCCAGCACTGGTTCAATGAAATGGACCATCTGCTACGTGCCCTTCGACGACGGCGCTTACGTGACCGCCGCGTAGAAAGAATCCCTCCGTTAACCGGGGTTGAGACGGGTTGCTCCATTCTCGCCTCAGCCCCCGGTTATTTCTCAAAAAATATTATGAAAGTTTTATTACGAGGTGAAATATGGCTGGTTCAGTAATGACCTTCACGGAAAATAAACGCTTCGCGTCAGTCAAGCAGATTAAAGTAGCCTGGACTTCGGACGACGCTACGGGCGCAGTATCGGGAACTACCACATACCCCTACGACGGGCAAATCATCGGCGCTATCACCGTCCCGGGGACTGCAGGTGTGGCTCCTACCAACCTTTATGATATCGCCATCAACGACGAGAACAGCGTCGATGTGGCACTCGGAGCGCTGGTTGATAGGTCGAGCACGCTCACACAGTATGTCGCGGTTGCATCGATGGCGGGAGTGTCGGCTTCCAAGATAACAGTCGCCATCACCAACGCCGGCAACTCGAAACAGGGCACGATTTATCTCTATATCAGGTAGGTCCTTATGGCCTTTGAAAATCTGCTGAACCAGTATCTTGAAGCGAAATACACAAAGCCTGAACAGGTCACGCTTTGCCAGACATGCGGTTATCCGTTGGAAGAGACGGACCGCGGCATCCATTGTCCCTTTGATGGATGGACACCCAATATCCCGCCCAAATTCGTGCCTCAAATCCCGGACGTTCCAAAGTAGGTGAACCATGAATTCTTATGTTGACCTCGGAACCATCAAGGCGCCCGGAGGGCTGAACCTCACATCAACCGAGTACGATTCATCCCTTTTGATGTGGGCGAATACAGCCTCACGCTTTATCGACGCATATACCCACCGATATTTCTACTGCCTTGAAAGTACGAAGTATTTTGATGGAGCGTCCACCGTCCTGTTCCTGGCGGAGGATGTGCTTTCGATCACGTCTTTAAGCCTCGATGTTTATGGTAATAAAACCTACTCCACCAGCATGGCCTCAACCGATTACGAAAGGTACCCGCTGACAAAACTCCCGACGACTTATCTCAAGACGGCGAACAACGCGAAGTATACAAACTTCGCCTCCGGCATCCGGGCCGGCGTCAAAATAGCGGGCGTGTTCGGATATGGAACCGGTCTTACCGCAACCCCTTATATCGATACCGGCATCACCGGGACTGTTGCCACTGCTGCCGGTACCTTGCTTACTCTTTCCGCTGGTTCTATCGTCCAGGCGGGACAGACCATCCGGCTGGAATCAGAACAGATGTATGTTTCGTCCGCGGGGCCGATTGTAGCCACCGTTATCCGGGGCGTAAACGGCACTACCGCTGCGGCGCATGCTGCTGCGGAGATTTACATCTATCAGTACCACGATTCAGTTGTCGGCGCGGCGATGATGCAGCTCTCGATATGGTGGGAGCGCAGAAAATCAGCCTACGCTTCGAAGGTCGGCAACACCACCACCGGGGAGTACGAGATATATAAAGGTCTGGACCCAACGGTTAAAGCTCTCCTCGACACTGGAAGCCTGGTAAGGAATCCGATGTAAACATGGAACTCACATATTCTTTCAAGGGCATGGACGAGCTGCTTAAGAAAGTAGACAGCCAGGAACTGATCGGCCAGCCTCTCAGGGCTTTCTTCAACAAGGCAGCCATAGAAACACAGAGACAGATCCAGCAACGAACACCCACTGATACCGCGGTTCTTCGTGCCGGTATCAATTATGAAGTGGACAGTGCCTCCGTCCCGCAGTACGCGCGGATCGGTTCGAATTCAAACTATGTCATGTTTGTCGAATACGACACGAAGCCGCACTGGCCTCCGATGGCTGCAATCACACCCTGGTCTGAACGGCATGGTCTTAACCCCTATATGGTAGCAAGGGGGATTGCGGCACACGGAACTAAGGGCGCCCACATGTTCGAGATGGGTCTAGAAGCGGCTAAAGGCAGATTCCCTGAGTTTCTTTCAGAGCTCGGCACAGATATAGAGGGAGCGTGGGGTAAATGAGCCTTAAAGGTATACGAGAGGACTTACAGAACGCCTTGCAGGTTATCCCCAAACTAAACGTATATTCGGGCTGGCCCAGCAAGGAGAACGCCCCTTTTGCCATCATATCGCTTCCCGTTACGGACGGGGCTGAATATGACCTGACTTCCCGAAACTCGTCTTTGGTTTATCACTTCACCATCGACATAGGGGTTAAGCCTTCATCTTCTTTGGAGCAGATGCAAGACGAATTAGACCCGTACATCGAAAACACGGGTGATTATTCGGTCAAACTCGCGCTTGAAGCGATGGACGACGCAGGGGCACACCCGGACTTTGATGCTCTCAGGGTCGGCAAGATGGCAAATTACGGGCAATTAACTGTCAACGGCGCGACTTATACCGGGGCGAGATTCAACGTAGACATTATCGTAACCTCGTAGGAGCAGATTATGACATTTAAAGCAGGGCGAAACGCAGCTATCTACCTGAACGGTGTCGATATCACCGGCGACCTCAACATGATAACCGGAACGTCGGAAGTCGAACTGGCTGATGCGACAGTGTTCGGTTCGGTAGGTCATAAGGAACTACCTGGGCTATTTAAGGACGCCGTGCAAATCGAAGGCTTACTGGACGACGCGTCTCTCGGCGTTGCCACCAACATGATCCAAGCGTCCTCCGGGTATGCTTTGATGATTCTCTACGGGCAGAATATCGGAGATCCTGCTAGTGCTGTCAACGAAACCATGCTGGGAAAGTTCGAGATCCCCGGCGTAGTGAAAGACATAAACAAAATCAAGCTCACTCTGGACATAGACAACTATCCCATCGAACCCTGCCTGGTGCTTTCTGGGAAAGGGCAGAAATCAAGTTCGTCCACGGGCTCTACAATCGATAATGCAGCTCCTACCTCAGCTGGGGCCGTGGGTTACGTCCAGGTATTCGAGCAGACGGGTGGTACGGGGTACACCTTATCAATCAGACATTCAACTGACAACTTCGCAACCGACGACACCGAGCTTTTAACCTTCGGTAATTTCACAGGAGTGGGTACTTTACGGGTAGCTGCTGCAGGAACTGTTAAACGATACGTCCGGGCGAAGTGGGTTTGGGGCGGTGCTGGTTCAACTGCAACTTTCGCAATAGTAATGCACAGATTATAAATTGGAGGTTTTAATATGGGTCTCTCAGGGAAAAGTCACGGACGAAAATTAGTCTTCACCTTCGCAACACACGACATCTCAGCATGGATTGAGGAAGTGTCCGGCCTGCCCGGTGAGGTAGAACTTGGCGACATCACTACCGCCGGTTCAGTAGGCCACGTTTCATGGCCAGGGCTTGAAAAAGGCACTATCACCTTGAAGTGCGTCTTTGACGATTCAGCTACAGGTGCTTACGCATACCTCGCAGAGGCCTTGAACGGATATGCTTCTGCTTCGCCCCCGGCTGTATCGGCGTTCGTTTATGAACCCGCCGGTTCGACTTCGGGCTACGTCAAGATATCGGGCAACTGCTGGGTAAATAAAATCTCGTTCCCGGCTAAAGTAACCGACCCCTTGAAGTTCGAGGCTACCCTGGTCCTGGATAACGGCTTCACGATTGGAACGGCATAATGAGTAAATTCACTTCAATAGGTGAATTCTCAAAGCTGACTTTCCTCGATGGCGAATGGGTCAATCTAAAGACCGAAGCCACACAAGAGGACAAGGACTATATCATCTCCAGGATGATCTCCTATTCTGCCGGTACGGATGGCGCGGGCGGTAAGCTCGAAATGGGCGTTGCTAAACTCGCCCTCCTGGAACGCTGGATCGTAGGCTGGTCATTCGAGGGGCTTCCGCTTAATACCGAAAACATCTCCGGGCTAAAAGAGAAGTATCGGAAACTTATCCTCGCAGAGATTGACCGCTTAGATAAACAAGCGGAGACATTCCCAAACTTGTAGAGGGCATCCACCTCGGCCTCTACGCTGTCCTTTCAGGGTTCAAGACAGACGCAGACGACCCTAAGTATTCCTTCACACAAACGGATGCCCGTCTCTACAAGCGGTATCAAATCATGTCCAAGATGGGATGGTCCTACCATGAGTATTCGGAAACGCCCGCCTCGGTCATCTCACAGATATGGGCTTTCATGAAAACCGAGAACAAGGTCAAACAGGAAAAGGCAGAAGATAATGGCTGATGCTGAACTCGACATACTTTTGAAGTTAAAAGATGAAGCAAGCGAAGCCCTCAAAGGTATGTCGGGCACTTTAGGAGACGTTGCTAAAACAGTCGGCGGTATGGGGCTGGCGGCTATCGGCGCGGGTATCGCGTCCGTAACTTCCTTCGCCAAAACCGCCGAGTCTCTCTCCCTTTTGTCTGACAAGACCGGGTTCTCGTCCGAAGCCCTTTCGACTTTGAAGTACGAACTTGAAACCAATGGATCGTCTTTAGACGGCTTTGAGACCTCGGTTAAGAAGATGGCAGTTGCTATCGAGAGCGCGGCTGGCGGCAACCAGGCGATGATCGACGACTTCAACCAGCTCGGTTTGAATATCGACACCCTAAAAGCCATGACCCCCGAACAGCAGTTTAACACCATCGGGTTAGCGATCGGCGCGATGACCGACCCCACCGCCAGGGCGAATGAAGCGGTTAAGCTCTTAGGGAAGTCTGGCACGGACATGATACCCGTGTTCATTCAAGGTTCGGCCGGGTTAGATGCTATGGCGGTATCCGCGCAAAAAGCCGGGGTAGTCATGTCCGAAGATACCATGAAGTCCGGCGAGGAACTGCAAAGCGCGATTGAGGACTTGGAGCAGTCTTTCAAGGGTATCGTCGTTACCATCGGTACAGCACTTGCTCCGGCTATTAAACCTCTCGTTGATGGTTTCACCCAGCTGGTCCAGGCATTACCGATTAAACAGATTGGGGAACTATTAAACAAGCTCATCCCGCCCTTCGTTGAGGTCCTCTTGAAACTCATGAAGGCTATCCCGATTGACGCTGTATTGTCTTTTGTAACAGATGCACTAACACCCCTTCTTGAAGTTTTACCCGACTTATTAGATGCTTTCGCGCCGATCCTCGAAGTACTGGGCGAAATCCTGAAAATCATCCCGATTAAACCCTTCATGGAACTGGTGATGAGCGTCCTCATGCCCCTGCTTATCCCGGCCTTGAAGATGGTCGCTTCAATCCTGAAAGACCTCGAACCCCTGCTAAAGGTCATATTCGGGTTACTGGATGATGTGATGAAAGTCCTCGGCCCGATCCTCGAGGGTGTGGCAAAGCTCACCGGAGGGGTGATTGGCACAGTCACCAATGGAATAGGAAACGTCATCGGCGGCATAGGGCATCTGTTCGGCATAGGGGACGGCATAGTCCAAAATGGGCAGGTTATCACCACCGACCCCGAGGATTACATCATCGCAACCAAAACGCCTCAGAGTTTAGGTTCTAGCGGGGGTGTGACGTATAACTTTATCAATAACGCTCCCATCATGTCGGAATACGACTTCGGGGAACAGGTTAGAAAGTTCTTACTCATGACCTCAAGCCGGAACACGACAGCTTTATCGTCGGTTTATACGAGCGCGTAAGATGGCTGAGTACACAACTGCTGTCCGGGTAGCTTTTGGTAATAACGCCTTTGGTGCCTCTCCGACATGGGTGGACATCTCAACTGACAATAAGGGCTTCACCACCCATCGTGGACGTACTTATGAGATGGGCAGGATGGAGGCGGGTACTGCTTCGATTGTCTTAAACAACACATCGGGAAACTATTGGAAAAACAACGCTGCGGGATCTCATTATCCGAATGTTATCCCCATGAAGCCGGTCAATATTCAAGTCTCCGTTAGCTGTTTGAACCTTTTAACTAATACCAGTTTTGAAACAGGAGACCCACCGACAGGGTGGACGCTTACAGGTGCGGGCGCATCATGGACTCGCAGTTCCGATTATGCTCACGCTGGTACGTATTCGGGTAAATTGGTGCGAAACGGAGCAGATTGTGTCGCATACCAGCCAGTTACTTATGCGCCTTATCTAGGGAAAACAGTAACTTTTGGTGCATGGGTTTGGTGTGCCACCCCTAATATCGCATTTATACAGGTATATGATGGCGTGGGTGTATCATATTCCTCCTACCATCCAGGTGACTCAGCATGGCACTACCTATCTATAATCAAAGTCATAAGTTTGTCAGCCAACCAGTTGACACCTGAATTGTATATCAACACCAGCAACGGAACCGCGTATTTCGATGATGTTTCTTTACTTTTAAATTACGATATCTTTACAGGATTCTCCGAGGCTTGGACACCAGGATTTGTAGCACCTCCGATTAAAATCCCTCAAGTAACACTTTCCTGTGTTGACCTTGTTAAAAGCCTTTCAAGAGACATAATAAACAATGCCGGTTATGCCTCGGAATTAAGCGGTACACGGGTAGGCCATGTTCTTGACGATTTAAGTTGGCCTGCCGGAGCGCGAACACTCGCTGCCGGGGTTTCAACATTACAGGCTACGGGGAGCCTATCTACCAATCACCTAAATGCTCAGTCTCATTTACTGGCTGTTCAGGACACCGAGCAGGGGATTATATTCTGCGGTGTAGACGGCAAGGTAGTGTTCCACGATAGGCATACTCGGCTAGGTTCGCCTTATAACACTTCTCAATATACCTTTACAGACACAACCAACGGGCACTATGCCGGGATAGTCCCAACTAACGACGACCAGTATATCTATAACGACGTACATATCACCCGTTCAGGCGGTACGGAGCAGATCGCCCAGGACTCAACCAGCATCACGGCTTACGGGTTGAGGTCTTTAGCGATTACGGGGCTTTTAACCACCAGCGACGGCGAGTCTTTAAGCGAAGCCCAATACCTTGTCGGCAAGTACGCTCAACCTGCACAACGGGTAAAGCAACTTGTAATCAAACCCTCAAGCGACCCGACAAACCTCTGGCCGATTGTTCTGGGTCTGGATATCTCCTCGCGGATTACAGTCGTCTTAACCCAGGCATCAATCAACGAAGATTACTACATCGAAGGGATAACCCACACCTACAAACCCGGACAGCCGTGGGTAACAACTTACGACCTCTCCCCCGCAGCTAGCCAGGCTTACTGGTCTCTAGGTGATACGGGGTTCTCGGAACTTGGAGACACAACCATCCTTTCGTATTAGGAGAAATTATGACTGCAACTTGGACAACACCCGCCGACTTTGCAACCTCCCACAAGGTAACCGCCGCCGAATGGAATACAATGAACGGCACGGCGGGTGATATGGCATACCTCAAAGCCAACGCGATTCAATCTGACGGTTCGGTCGCCGCTGCCGCTAATATCCCGATGGGCACACATAAGCTCACTGGCCTCGCAGCGGGTACCACCAACGGCGACTCGGTGCGCTATGAGCAGATCCCCGCGACAACAACCATCTCCCAATCCGACGTTACAGGTTCTCGGGCGTTAGACACCTCGAACAACCATATCTATCAAAACACGTCGGGTAAGATAATGGTGGTTGCAGTCGGTGTTGTTTGTAACGCCGATTCACAATTACATACTGGGATAGCCACGGCCTATACCGGTTCGGGTTCTCCCCCCACGGTTCAGGTCGGGCAGTTTGGCGTTTATTTGCCCGGTGCTGTGAATTCCACCACTGTCAGAGGAACGGTGACTTTCATCGTTCCCAATAACTACTATTACAAGGTTTCAAATGATTCGAGCAGCGGTTCGGCAACGCTCGTTTCCTGGGTAGAGTGGACGCTATTCTAATGCACCCCAACAAAGCATACGTCTGCTCAGCCCTGTTCATCGGCATACTGACAACGTTCTGGGCGGCGATATGCTGGCTTCCTCTCGCGCTGGGATATCAGGTCTGCCAGTACGGCGAGCCCCGCCGGTATGCCGCAGTCATTGAATTCATCTGTATCGTCACGGGTCTGTCGTATCTGATTTTTGTGTTTATTCACTCTATAAGAGCTAAATAAATTATTGGAGGTTTTATATGGCCGACTTTACACTCATCAAACTGGAAGCAAACATTGTCAGCACAGCCTCACCGTCTTGGTCGGCTATCGGCGGCGCGAACACCGAAATACGCTGGTCTGATTCCGCTGCACAGCGGAACATAGCCTCTGCGTCTTGGCCCGCCATGATACGCCCCGTCGCTACCTCTCAGGTGAATTACACCTACGCTTTCACCGCAGACGCCACGGGCGAAGGGCTATACGGCAACGGAGGCGCGTGCCCCACGTATGACAAAGCGAATTACAAGTGGGCCCGCTGGAACTGGGACAACACGGGCACGTTCGCCTCTGCCCCCATTTTCACGGCATACCCGACCACGGCTCATGGAGCCATAACGGGTGGTGACGGGTCCTTGCTGGGCGGCCATGCCACGGATACGTCCAGCTACTCATACATGAAAGGGAACCTCTACGGGCAAGTGACGGCCACGGCTGACCCCGTTGCCGCCCCCACGAACGCCCCCACGGTCACATCCGGCGCGGCTGGCAGCTTGAACCCCACGGCGGGCGCGAACTGGATGACGAACTTCCAAGCACTTCAAGGCGATACAAACTACATCACCTTCGCCGCGATCCCCGCAGCGACAACCGCAGGGTCAATCACGTGTCACTTCGCCCTGTTCACCGGTCCGAACATGACCCCCAGCACCTACACGGTTGTTATGACTCTGAAATACACCTGGACGTAATTCAGCATAGTTGGACTTAGCAAAGCCGCCCGGTTAGGGCGGCTTTTTCTTTTGGAGGTTTATGCCAAATAAATTCGAAGTCATGATGATTAAACGCAGCGGGCGGGCCTGGTGGGAGGCCCGTTACTACGGCGGCAAGATAGTCGCAGAGTGGGACACGTTTGAACACGCGCCTATTTTGGTGCCGCTTGCCCACGTGAAAACTTCACGCTGGGAAGAACTCGACAAGAAATTACTGGCTGGACTGCGGCTACTGTGCCCGAATGGTATGGCGGGCGAACTGGACAAACCGCCGTTCTTTCAGTTGAAGGTGGGGTTCCAGATGATAGGCATGGGTGGGGGCAAGAGTGGCCGCAGTTGCAACGCGCAGATAATAGGCAGCATTATCTCGCAGGACGGTTCCTGTGAGTGCCACGCTTGGAACACGGCCACGGGCACGCTGGAAAGTTTCAAGGACAACGTGTTCAATTTCAAGTACCAGAACATCGGCCGCCTGAACTTGGCCGTGCAGGGCATACAGGGGTTTGACAAAGCATCTGGCTAGTTTCACAGGGGTAACGTATGGCTATCGCCTATGACGCGGCAGTAGGAACCACGGGCACAACCACGCCCACGACTGGCAGCTTGAACCATGCTGCTCTTGTGGCCGTGATTATCAATATCACGTACATAGGCACAACCTCCCCCAACGCTGTGACCGTGGGGGGTACAGCCGCAACCTATGTCACAGGCAGCAAGGTCAGTTATAGCACGAACAACTCAACAGAGGCGTGGGTCATTTTCCGCGTAGCGTCTGGGAATGAAACCGTGTCTGTCGGGTTTGCCGCGGGCACCCGTGTCGCTTGGAACGCTGTGAGCTACACTGGATGTTCAATCGTTTATGAAAATATAACGACAAACAACGGGTCAGGCGCGTCACCCCTTACCTCAACGGTTACAGCGGGCGCGGGCACGACTGGGCGTATGCTTATATGCGGGACGGGCGTGGCTCAAAGTGCGAACGCTAGTGGCTCCATCACAATGACGTGCAACCGTACACAACAGGATAGTACGCGCGCCCTTGCTGGTTCATCATCTTTGAAGGCTAACAGCGCGGCTATTCAAGAGTACAGTGACAATTCTGGATCAGCGGCCACGACCACAACGGACACGAAATCAAGTGCGACCCTTAACTGGGCGACTTGGGTGCTGGGGCTAAAACTCTCGTTTATTGCATACAAGGACGCGGGCACTCGTTTCAAGTTGTATGGGCAGGGATATGCTGATGTATAACTATTCACCCCCCATAGTCACCAAACCGTCTGCTGGACGAGTGGATATAACAAGCCCCACGGGCGGGCACGTTACGTCCGTGATTGTCGGGCCTAA